GACTACTCACCCCCTTCAAGATTAACCTCGAGAGCAACAGCAGAATACGCCAGCTCTACGGCGAGCAGCAGACGCTGGGGGCATGGACAGCAGGCGAGTTCACCGCTCGCTGTGGCGCGAAGTTCCTCGCCATCGGAGCAGGTTCCGCCCCCCGTGGTCTACGCAATGAATACGTCCGCCCCGACGTCATCTATACCGATGACTTCGACGAAGACGCCGATTGCAAGAACCCCGAGGTGCTGAAGAAGAAGTGGGAGTGGTGGGAGCAGGCACTCTATGGCACGCGCTCAATATCTGAGCCACTTCTAGTCATATGGTGCGGTAACATCATCGCCAAAGATTGCTGCATCACCCGTGCAGGCAAGTTCGCCAACAGCTGGGATGTTGTGAATATCCGTGATAGAAACGGGAAAAGCACCTGGCCGGAAAAGAATAGCGAGGAGTATATAGACAGAGCGATCTCGAAGATCAGCAAGCGCGCTGCGCAAGCTGAGTACTTCAACAACCCCATCGAGGAGGGGGAGTTCTTCAAGCTCCTACCTTGGGGCAAGGTGCCCCCGCTACGCAAATTTCAGTTCCTCGTGACCTATGGTGACCCAGCGTACAGTGATAGCCGAAGCAAGAAGAGCTCCACGAAGTCCCTGTGGCTTCTCGGCAAGTACAAGGAGCGCTACTACATCATCAAGGGCTTTCTCGCACACGAGACCAACGCGACCTTCATTGACTGGTACTTCCAGCTCGAGCAGTACGTCGGGGGAGCTACGCCCGTCTATCACTACATCGAAAACAACAAGCTACAAGATCCCTTCTTCCAGCAGGTGTTCCGCCCGCTACTTGCTGAGGCCAACAAGCGCAAGAAGATGAGCTTGCATATCCGTGCCGACGAAAAGAAGAAAACCGACAAGGCGGCACGTATCGAGTCGCGCCTGGAGCCCATCGACAGAGAGTCGCGCTGGATCTTCAATGAAGAAGAAAAGGACAACCCGATGATGCTGGAGCTGCGAGAGCAGTTCGCCCTCTTCGACCTCAAACTCTCCTACCCCGCCGACGGACCAGACTCCATCGAGGGCGGTATACGCGCCCTGGATGACAAGCTGCGTGAATTCGAACCAACCATCACCATCCCCGTCGACGACTTCCGGATCGACAATAAGTACAGATTATAGATATGGAAAACTTTATCGCCCTCTCCGACTACGACGCCTCTATCCATAAGGAGATCCTCGGCGCCTTGGTGCGCAGGGAGACACAACCAGGAGTACCGAACCCCGCCTATGACCCCGAGGTGGTCGAGGTGTGCGAGGATCGAGCAGTTGCCGAGATGGTGGGCTACCTCAACAAGACCTACAACGTCGAGGCGATCTTCAAGGCTCGAGGCAGTGAGCGCCATGCCCTCATCCTCATGTACGCGGTAGACATCGCCCTCTACCACCTCTTTTCCCTCCACAACCCGTACAAGATCTCGGACATCCGAAAGGATCGCTATGACCGAGCCAAGGAGTGGCTCAAGATGGTGGCTAACGGCGACATCACCATCGGAGGAGCTCCACGGCTACCGAAGGAGAACGCTCGAGAGAATGCCCGCTTCATCATGGATAGCGACAAGCCTCGCCCAACACAACTCTAGCCTATGGCACGCTCAGTAGACGACATTAAGAAGGAGATGACGGACGCCTTCATGGCTGATCCTGTTATCCGCGAGAAGTACCAGCTGAAGGAGGGCGATACCTTCCGTTCGGCGTTTTCACTGGTCAGCCTGGAGAACATCCTGTTTTTCATCGTGGCGGCGGCGCACCATGTTGTAGAGCGCCTCTTCGAGGGCTTCCGCTCCGACGTGGAGAAGAGCCTCGAGCGGGCAATCGTGGCCACCGTGCCCTGGTACTACCACAAGGCGCTGGAATACCAGCACGGCGATAAGCTCGTGCTGGATGAGGCAACCATGCAGTACCGCTACCCCAAGGTAGACGAGAGCCGTCGGGTGGTGAAGTACGCCGCCGTGCGTGACCGAGGTGGCAGTATACAGATACTCGTCTCGGGCGAGAAGGACGGGCGTCCCGAACCGCTCTCGAAAGAGGTTCTTAAAGCCTTCGAAGCCTATGTAAGGCAGATAAAACCTGCAGGAGTCGTTGTGGGTGTGCGTACGGCGCCTTCTGACCACGTATTGATTTCTGCAACGATCAACATCGACCCGATGATCCTCTCCCCCGAGGGAGTGAACTACCGGGATGGCAGGCGCCCCGTCGAGGAGGCAATCAACGCCTACCTATCAGGCATCACCTTTGGCGGGACATTCAATAAGACCAAGCTAGTGGATGCCATACAAGCCGTCGAGGGCGTCAAGGATATCACCCTCGGCGTCTGTCAAGCACGAGCGCACTCGGGGAGCTTCAAGCCCGTCGAGGGCAATAATTACACAGCGTTCAGTGGCTCAATCGTCGCTGACGAGCTAACCTCTTCCCTTCGCTATGTGGTATAAGTTCGACGTCCATCAGTTTGCCGAGCAGATGCTCCCTCCTCAGCTTCGCTCCAAGGTGCTCCTCAGCTTCCTTCGCGCTCTGCTCCGCCCGTTGGCTCACCTCATCAGGCTCTTTCACGCCTTCCGTGAGGAGGTGCTCCGCCGCCTCTCCTATACGGGACAGACGCAGTCCCTCGAGGGGGCGCTCTCTCGCAAGTACAATCTCCCTGAAGGGGTGATTTACATCACCGACACGCCGAGCAACCAGCGCTACCTCTACCTTGCTACGGAGGGCAATACCCCTCTTTATCTACGCAAGGCATCCGAGCCCCACACCGCCCTCTTCATCAGCTACCAGCACGAAGGCAAGCATGACGTAGACTTCATCGTCCACGTGCCGAGCTTCCTGCGTGCAGAGGAGGCGGAGATACGCCGCATCATTGACTTCTACAAGCCCGCAGGCAAAACATATAAAATCACGTATTACAACTATGAATAAGCTACAATTCCACGAAGGGGGGCAACCGCTGCACCTTGACGACCTGGCATTCCTTCAGGATGCCACCACCTCACCTCTTGCTGCACTCATTTCCTCTTGGGGGGACTTCATCATCTCTGGGTGCAAGATCACATACGACAAGAGCACCTCGAAGCATCACTGGGAGGCGGGCTACATCGCCTACCGAGGGCAGGTCTATCGCGTCAGTGCAGGCACCTTCGACCAGATCGACAAAGCCAATACGTTTTACTGGATCTTCAAGAGATCCGAGGCTGCCTCCAAGACTTATGAAGATGGCTCGGAGCACCACACGCAAGTCGTCTGTACCGCCGAGCTCGTCTCCACACGGCAAGCACCCGAGTCAGGTGACTATATCGCCGACATCAACCTCCCCCGCCTCGGCATCGACTTCGCCCGCTCTCCTCGCCTCAGCTTCAGCTATTTCGGCGTGGGCAACCTCGTCGAATTCAAGGAGCTCACGCGACACAGTGGCATCCTGACCCTCCGCTTCGAGAAGACAGACAGCCTACCCACAACGGGCTACTTCGGAGTGTTTCGCCTCTCGGGCGTGAACAACATGTCGGGTAGGTACACATTCGTGGGAGCAGATCTTCCCCCTACGAACATCGACGTGATCAACGGAAAGGTCATTTGCCGCCAAACACTCGGGTCGGGGATGAGCCGCTCGCACGTAGAGCTATCCCACACCACCTATGTATCGATACTGATCTCGTGGGACTTCGACGAGAACAACGGCGACGGTTCAGGCATCAACGACGGCTCTTCAGGAGGCGGTTCAGGCTCAGAGACCCCCCTTCCCCCACGTAGCCACGATAAGGATGGCGGAGGTAACTACGGCACGCCTAAAAATCCCCCCAGACGCAGATAACGACACGTAAGATCATGGCAACATTACAAGAGATAAGACGGCGAGCAGAAGCCCTCGCCCGCAAGTATGAGGCGGGCTCGATCACCCCTGAGGAGGTCGGGCAGCTATTCATAGATCTGACGGACTACACCCAGGTGCTTGAGCGCGACGGCTCAGCCCTGGGCATACGTAAGGTCTATACCTCTGTAGCAGCAATGAGGGCAGACAACGACCCTCAGGGGGACAACGGGAAGCCCCTGCATCGAGGTAACCTCGTAGCCATCTATGACAAAGCTCACCCCGAGGCTCAGGAGAACGGACTCATCTACGTATATACGGGTACAGATTGGACGGAGATAGCCCACCTGAAGGTGCATTTGGGTAACGCCTATACCGATGAGGATAAGGGCAAGGTGGCGCTTATCAAAACCGACGCAGGCACAGATCACTTCCTCTCGGGCGATGGCACGTACAAGCCGATACGTGTGCCTCAAGCCCCCGTGCAGAGCATCTCCGTCGGAGGCACGAACATCCCGCCCGATGCGCATGGCAATGTTGACCTCACGATCCCCAAAGCTCCCGTGCAGGGGGTGTCAGTCAACGGCAAGCCCATCACCCCCTCTCCTGAGGGCATCGTAGACATTGAGACCAAGAGCGGCACGGTGCAGAGCGTGACGCTCAACGGGCGCAAGTCTACGCCCGACGAGTCAGGCAATGTCTCCCTAACGATAGATGAGGTGGCCGTTGATGAGACACTCAATGCCGACAGCACCAACGCCGTCTCCAACGCTGCCGTAACGGCCAAGCTCAACGAGGTAGAGCGTGCGACGATTGCTGGGATGGATGCCCAGCTCTCGGAGGACGAGCAGACCGTCACGCTCAAGCTCACCAACAGGCAAGGCGGTGAGGTTGCCTCGGTAGACCTCCCCGCAGGGGGCAAGGGGGGCGGAGGTGAACAGCAAACAACGCGCATCATCCTCTCCGCCTCGGTGTCGCAGTCCGCTGTGAAGGCAGGCGACTCCTCCCA